CTAAAGTTCTGTCCACTTCATGGGCCCAAATGTAGGTATCTCCGTTGCTATCGGGCCCTACTGCTATTGGGAACACGTAAGCCTCTTCTTCCATGAATGCATCACTGCTGAGTGTGCCCATGCTCCAAGTGTTGTTTCTCGTGCCCCAAAGGATGTACTTGTCAGGCCTTGTGCCAGCGTTATCTTGACTGCAATAGAACCAGATGACCTCACCATATTCCCGAATGCTACCAGCTGCTACGAGGGTTCCCTTCTGCATATTTATATCTGCCAGGAAGCTCTCCAGTATTGGGCATGGTAACGGTGTGACATTCCCATCATATTGCCAGAATCCGTCAGTAGCTAACCAGACGGTGCGCTCTGCTATCTGCTGGATGCAGGCAGAGCTCACTGGGCCACAAGCTTCAGCCAGTGACTCTAAACCATAGATGAAAGGAGGCCCCAAGTAAGAAAGGAGGTGTACGTCAACGGAGCTGAAGACTAAAATCCCTGCACGCACCTTTTTGCAGGCCATCAGAAAGCCCTTGGTACTTACCTCTAAATCACCAGCTTCGGTTGGGTTTTGGGTTGTGCTTGTGAATACCGTGTAGTCCTCGCTTGCGCTCCACCTCAGCTTGCGTGTGATGCCATCAGCCCCAAACAGCAGGAGGTAGCGCTCAGCTGTGACAATCAGTCCACGAGCTCTTAGGGGATCACTATCGGTAGTAATGATATCCAGCACATCTCCAGCGGAAGCAGTAACAGGGTTGTACAAATAAACTTTACCATCCCCCTCCTTCATGCAGATGAGGGCATCTCCCCAGTTGTCCATGCTCCATCTGGCAAAGTCTGTAAAGATGAACGTCAAGCCTCCTAAGCCTGCGGCTGCATTGTAGTCGTAGGAGCCTCCGTAGACATCCCCTCCATAGCCAGGGCCAATGTTGAAGGTCTGGCTGGTGTTAAGCCCAACCGGAGTGATGGTAGTGAGGGTATTCTCAACAATGCTTATCAGATAAACTTGGTCAGCTGTAGCGATTGCTAGATACCTGCGCCCATTGGATGCTGTCCAAAAATGCATCCCCAGAGCTGGGCCAGATAGTGTGGTCGTAAACATCTTGCGCCAAGGCTTCCACGGCTTGAGACGGTTCTCATGCCAGCGGATGAGGTTACCTCGTACCCACTGGGCTCCAACTTCGTAATCAGTCCCGTCTGAAAAGCCTGGTGATATTTGAATAGGTACTAGGGATTTTGGCATCTGCTTTCTTATTCTTGTACATACGATAGGCAGCTAAACCAGCTGCTACGGCTGGGAGCCCTGCAGCTGTGGCAACCAGCTCCAAGGAGCCACTTGCGGCTAGTTCATCTGCAAGCACTAGTAGTGATTCCATTACATGAGCTCCACGTTAAAGCACTGGGCACTATAACCATTGGAATACGCTAAGCGATCCTCTTCATTCATTGTGATGAGCTGGGAGTGGTTGAAGTCCGTGCGGAAGTGGTCTATCACACAGCTACACTTGCGGATGGCTTCCTGCAGTGCCAGCTGCTGAGGCATCCCCATTTCCAAAAAGCTCTGCTGCATATTGTTCGCACAGCTGTACACCCATGTTGCGATGAATAAAGTTTTGTACTCCAGCTCTTGCGCAGGAGCTGGGCTGCAACTCAGCAGCAGCAGCCCTATGGCAAGTACGAGCTTTTTCACTAGTAGCTCCAAATGGTTTGTGGGTTTGTGCGAGAGTCCACGTGGATGAATCTGGACTCTATAGCGCCTTTTTGACTTATGCCTACGGACATGCCCATTGAGGTCGCTAGGTTCACCAGCTCCCAAGCATCTGGGCCCCAGAGGAGTACGTCTGCTGCCATCCCCTTGCTGTGAAAGCCTGGGTGCAATTTAGCTTTCTCAATGGGGTGGAGCTCTTTGGAGCGATAGGCAGAGCTGATACGCATAGGCTTGCCAAATTTTTTGCGTAGCTCCACAAGTTTTTCCATGAAGCCTTCATCCATCTCGCACTCGTTTGAGTACTTGCAAGCCAGCTCCTGACGCTTGAAAAAAGGATAGTCTCTATCGCTCATCGCTTGTTCTCCAGTACAGCTTTTAAGAGGGTTGTCTGCTCTGTAAGGCATGCTCTTAAATCACCTAGTATTTTATTACTCTCAGAAATTATTCCTCTAAGCGCCTCGTCTGAAGAGGTATCCTTGCGCATCCATTCCAGCCTCTCTTCTTTGTGCATCTGGTCAGCAGTAGTGCGCTCCTCACGATGAGACTTCGTAATGAATTGAATGTACCAGAAGCAAGCTATCAAGGAGCCTAAGCCTGCGCCTAAGTCGGATACTAATTGAATGATACTGGAGCTTTCTGGCATAGCGGTACTCAGCTACTCACGTTATCAATGTTGATGGTGTTATTATCACTACGGTTATCCGTACCCTCTTCAATGTAGGCATCAGAGTCTGCTTTGGATTCAGAGTCTGATTGTATGTTGATATTAATCTCTATGGGGTTGGCTTCACTATCGTTCCCCTCAGAAGCTGGGTAGTCTGTGCATGCCCAAACGATTAGTACAAAGATGGCTATGACGATGTAGTTCATTGGGGCATCTCAGGCCATGTCACGTTAATCAAATTGCCCTGCTCATCTAGGGCAACATTGGTGCTATTGCTTGGGAGATCCCTCAAGGCTTGTCGATAGTCCAATTGGGCTTGGGTTGGTGTTCTATCTGGTAGTACCCACCAATCCGTAGCAGTGATAAGGCGTTTACGTTCTAGTCTTAAAAGACGCAAAGGTTCTGCTGCTTTTATTTCTTCAGCTTTAAGAAGGACTTCATCTTTATTAGCATCCCCTTTATGAATAGTAATCTCACCTGTTTCTGGAGAATAGCTAAATTCCAAACCACTAAATGATTTTAAAGCTTTTAGTGTATAGTCCATTCTTAATTACCTCCTAACTCTAATACAATAAATGGATTGTTAAACACGTGAGGCGCTCTATATTGGAATCCCGTTGATCTAACAGCAGCATCAATTGTAAATGCTGTACTGGTAGCAGGTTCATAATAATAATTTAAATTTAAAAAGAACCCCATATCATTATAACTTACGTTATATAAATAAATAGCTGAAATTGTGTCCTGAATATATGCTTGAGTTCCAAGACCATTGTCTTTTATTAAAGATCCCTTTAATTGAGCATCATTTCCGGTATCAATATAACCACCAATTCCACCAATAATTAAATAGCTATAGCTAGTTTGTGGATTAGGAATTGAAACACTATAAACAATTTTATTTGATGTAGAATTTGTAATTGTTGTATCTGTTGCAGTACTATCTATATAAATATTTTTTATAATTTTCCCAGGAAACACCACCCCACTATCTATACTCACAACATTATTCGTCTCACTCAGGACATTATTGCCAGCACTATCAGTAATCGGCAACGCCACTAGTGCATTATCTGCTTGCCTCATTACTACCGCTAGTACATCTCCAGCAGCCGCTCCCGTGGTTAGCGTTACGTCAGCACCATCAAAGCTGAAGTCGCTATTAGCCATCTTCACGCCATTGAGGTAGCAATCGCAGTAGCCTACGGTTCCTCCAGTGGTATTGAATACGGATTGGTTAGCTGTGGCTAAAAATTCTTGTCTGCTTTCCGTAGCAGCTGGAGTAGGTATTGCTCCTATATACACTTTACCTCATGTTTATACATTGTTATTACTTCCCCTCCTGAGCATTCCCAGAAGGTCATCATCTTCTAAGCTGTAGGTTCCTCTGTTGTAGATGCTCTTGGCTTGGTTGGGTTGAGGCACTATAACTTCATTGATGTCTTTGTCATGATGAATTATTAAAGCATCTGGAGTTTTATTAGGGTTTGTAAGTCGATAAGTTTTTTCTACATTGTCGTACCAAGCTGGGTTTTCTGCTTTTAAATTAACTGGGTAGACAACTCCACCATTACTATCAGCATAACTACTGGCATATTCTGGCTTAGGTGTAAAAAACGATCCCATTCGCCAGCTATGTAAAGGAATATTCCTATTGCTTGATAACCTATCCCTAAACCATTCAAGCGCTTCTTCTGGTGTCCTTTGTTGGCTACCACCTAGTTTAAAAGCTTTAAAAGCTTTTGGGGAGCCGTGGTAAAAAACCAAGGGCTCACCAAATTCATCTACCATCTTGCTACTGCCAAACCAATTAGCAAAGTTCTGCTCTCGCTCTGGGCCCCTTACAAACGTAGGAGCCTCCAGTGTGCTTGGTGTGAGCAGCTCCCCTAGTAGGCCTCCAGCCTTACGGGAGATGCCCGTAGCAGCTGCACCTAGTAGGCTCAATGGGTCTAGTTCATCTGGTGTCTCTTCCAGCAACCCTTGCTGGTACTCTAATTTCCTCACTTTTTCTTAGGCTTTGCTGTTTTTGCTGCCTTGCGAAACTGCGCAGCTGTAGGAGCTCCCTTGCTCCCAGGCTTGCGCATTTTCTCTCCACTACCTGCTTTGATACGAGCACGCTTTTTGTGGATGTTTCTATACAAGCTCACTTTTTCTTCCCTGGCTTGTAGCTGGCTTTCATCTTCATGGGCATACCTGCGGCCTTGGCTGCTGCTTTGGCTTTCTTCATTCCTGCTTTGTTGTAGCTATACTTCTTTCCACCTACCATTGGCATATGCTTATCTCTATTACTGTTAACAATCCCACTTGCGTCTACTCCAGTAATTAGCACTCAGCTTACTGGTCTTGCCCTTGATACCTCCGCTCCTGGCACAGTAGCTTTTCTTACGAGCTGGTTGGTCTTTCTTAATGCTCATGTTGGCATCACCAAAACGCACGAGCTTCACGGTATCGCCTTCCTTCGCTAAGACCTCAAATTTTTTGCCACCAGAGGAACTTCTGCGAGGTTTGTTATAACCAGGGTAGCTCTTGCCTCTATACTCTACTGGCATTAGAGCTCTTGGCTGGCTACATGTTGCTCATACGCTTCAATCACCTCTGGCGTATGTACAGCCGTAATCACTGCAGCAACTTTAGCGTCATTACTTGTCTCGCCTGGAGAGACTACATAGCGATGATAGCTTTCGCTAATCTTCACTCCATCCTCAAGAACTTGAATGGCCTCTCTGACTTGAATGTGAGAGTAGGGGCCAACAATTTCCACCTTATCCGTAACTGTTTGTTTTGTTAGTGACATATCACCCTTCAATTAAATAAGTTCCAGAAAATTCCCAAATAAGATATGTTGTATTACTAGTATAACCTTGGTCACTACTAGGTATATGAAGAGCAATAAAATTAGTTCCTGGAGCAATCCTAAATTGACGATCTGCACTATCCCCATCCATGTAAACTCTACATTTATCTAAACCAGCCTTTATAGAGCCATAATTTGCATGAGTAAATGGTAAAGAACATTGCCATTGCCCAGATCCTCCTGAAAACCCGTTAAAAGACACTGCACCTTCAACATGTACCATACTCCCAATTTTAGTATAGCTCCCTAAAGCCTCACTTGAAGATGGAGTCCCAGAAGGGTTAGAAGTTGCTCTTGTAACTACAGGTGTCCAAGTCCCCTCCTCATAGTCATCCAGCCCATCTGGTACTAAATTCGCTAATAGTCTCGCATTACTCATAGCTGGGCCACGTTACGTTTGTTAGATTTCCGTTCTCGTCTAGTTGTGGGTCTGCTGTGCTTGGTAGATCCCGTAGGGCTTGTCGGTATTCGATTTGTGCTTGCGTCATGACTCTATCGCTTACTGCCATCCAATCGCTCTGGGATAGCTTTTGGTTGCGTTGTTGGCGTAGTAAGCGTAGGGGTTCGGCAGCCCACCTATCTGCAAATTCTGGTTCTGTTGGTAGGATCTCTTTCCCACTGTGTTTAATTATCGGTATCTGAGAAGAAAACTGATGATTATCTAATTGATAATAATATAAACCGTCTGGATGTCTCATTCGCTTACTCTAAAAATTTGAACTTGCAAAACCTCTTCATTCGTTACGTCATTGTTTCCATTACCTAATCCATCGGCCGCTTTCGCAGAATCAACGATTGTAAAAAACCCAAAACTTCGTTCACTGCCCCCTCCCGTTATTTCTGCTGCTCCTACTACTAATTTTGTAAATAAAAAAGAGGAGGTGGTGCTATTTTCAGTAGAACCAGTGTGTGCAGCACTTCCTGAACTTATAAAACTAGTACCTGAATCATCGCTAAGTCTAACAATGTGTCTATCTGATTTTAGTGCTGGAGCAATTGCTTGTAAAACATACGACCCAGACTCGTCAAATGTTATTTCATTTGAAGTAATCGTTATTGGACAGTTAATTTGATATTTTACAGTATTTAATGATCTCAATGTATATGAGGTACTACTACCCCCTGCAGCCCCATCATTTACATCGGCCAAAAAAGCTATACCAATTACTACACCAGCAGGAAACACCACCCCACTGCCAATCGTTCCAGTTGAGCCAGTGAGGCTTACTAAGTTGTTTTGCCTACGGTTCCCGATATACCCAGCCATTATGGTAGCTCCAGTAAGCTTATGTGGATATTGACGCTACTAGCAGCAGAGCTGGTAGCTTCAACGATATCGTTGGCATTGAGCACAAGCTTGCCATCAAGAGCGCTAAGTGATGAGCCTACGGGGATCACTACATCCTTGACGATTTCTGTTGTACTACCACTTGGCCCAATTTTCACCGTAGCTGTGACCTGGGCTGCACTCTTGTTGGTTAGGAGTAGGCCAATGAGTACACTATCATTTGTAACAGCTGTATAGCTGCCATTGCCCACTTCAAAGCTTTGTCTCTGGAAGTCACTCATAATTATCCTAATGCGATAGCAAAGGTGATTGCGTCAGTGTTTGGATAGCCCTTGACCATCCTGTCAAAACCTGTGTTGAGGCTAGGGTTTTCTGTTTCGCTGGCAAGGATGGTTCTTGTCGCTACCCAAGCACTCTGGTCATACTCTACGACACTTCCTACGTCATACGCTCCCTGAGCCCATGTGCCCTCCCAGAGGAAACCCCCCACAATTTTCTCCCAAGCTGTTTGAGCTCCATTGGTAGGACGTTGTGCGTCACTGGATGTGTGATCCAGCACGCACAAGAAGCCAGCTCCATTGTGGTTCACTACATCCCCTACAAAGTAGTCTACGCTACCAGCACTCCAAGCCCCTCTGCCTCCAATGCCTGAGCTGATTTTTGTCCAGTAGCTGGTCGCAATTCTGGGATTGCTCTGAGATACCGCATACTGGGTACACTTCCAGAGCCCATTCCCATAGAGCACAGTATCTCTGGGGTAGTACGTGGTGTTTGCTGTCCAAGCTCCTAAGCTGTTCTCTCCTTCAATGAGCGTGGTGTAATCGCTAGGGTCTGTCTGGGGATTGTTGCTGGTGCTGTTGAGGTTGGTCAGCACAATATAAACGGAGTTGCGGAACCTGACGATGTCACCTTTCTCATAGTCCACATTGTTGCCTGCCAAGAGCTCCACCACACTAGGCCCATTGAAGCCAAAGCTAATTAAGTCCCATTTTGCTGCCGTAGAGGTTGGAGTCTCGCCAGCAAAGACACTTTGGTTCGCCCGATAGGTAGAACCCCGATAGATGACCACATCTCCAGCTGTGTAGGTAGCTAGTGCGTTATAGTCTCCAATGTAGACTCCAATGCCTGCTGCAATGACAGACCAGAGGTTATTGTTGTCTGGGGCTCCTGTGCCTGCTGCAATGGGTTGCGTGTTCGCATACGCACTACCTCCATAGGTCACCACACTGTTTGGGGCATAGCCTATGTTTTGCCAGCCTCCCAAAAAGTTCAGCCCTGCTGCAACCAGCGCCCACTCGTTAGTGCCTGTGCCAGGGGGGTTGGCTACAGAGCTCGTATGGTTCTGGATACACGTGTAGTAGCTTCCGTTGTATTCCACGAAATCCAGCACCTCAAAGTCCAGAGCTGTGCTCCAGGTGCGTTTTTTGGGCATTACTCGCCCAAGGTTCAGTGCTAGTGGCATGTCATCCTGTTAGAATAAAATCACCATCTGTATTAATAAATGCAGTCTGACTACTGAAGCCTCCGGTGCTGTTCATGATGAGGGAGCCACTCACTGGGTCTACCTCAAAGCCTGTGATGATTCCAAAGCTATTGATGAGGCCACCAGAGCCATCCCCACCCTCTATCACTACACTGCCCCAACCCATTGCAATGCCTAGCTCTTGGAGCTGTATCTTGCGCTGCACATTGTTGGAACGGTCATGCACCATCGCATAGTCATTGCCTGCGATGTTGGCTCCTGTTATTTCTGTTTCGCTATTGATGCTGAAGGTTGGCAGGTTCACCGTGTAGCTGGTTCCATCTGCCAGCTCAAACACTGCTCTCAGTGGGTCAGAGGTGTCTACGTCAATGACTCCATTGGAGCCCGTGTAGAGCGTAGTGAAGTCAGCAGGGCTGGAAGGAGTCCCAATGTTTGCCAGGAAAACACTACTGGCATCCAGGCTGTTGGGTGTGACAACGCCATTAATACTGTAGGGGTAGTCATTGACTCCAGCTCCTCCAGCGGAGCCAGCATTCTCAATGACAAACAAATCCCCTGGCTCTACGTCTTGCGTGTTGAGGAACATGTCAGCGTACTTGGTCACCCGTGTAACTTTGTTTTGCCGCTTCCACCGCAAGCCATAGTTGTCATCGTTGTAGAGTACCTTGTCTGCATCAGCAGCTGTAGGAGCTGGCGCTAGGACATGTGTGCCTACGATATGCTGAGGCTGTATCTGGTCATCAGCGATGTGCGTTCCAATAACTGCATCATCTGCTATCTGGGAAGTGCCAACAGCATCTGTCTGGATGTGCCTGCTTGCTACAGCATTGTTGGAAATGGCATCACTCGTCACGGCAGCAGTCTCAATGGCAAAAGCTGTGACGCTATCCTCTGCCAACTTCTCATCCGTTACTGCACCAAAGGCAATGTATGCGGTCACTACGCTGCCGTTGGTCAGGCTCACACCAGAACCTCCCCCTGAGCCTCCAGAGGACTGTAGTGTGCTGATGGCTAGCTCTGCCTGACTAATGCGATCCCCAAGGGAGGTGATGCTCGTGTCCTGCGCAGAGTCATCCTGCTGCAGGGCACTGATAGCGCTCCCCTGAGCTGTGACGGTAGCGCTCACATTGCTCAAGCTCACACCAGTGCTGGCTATGCTTGCGGCAACTCCGTCCACCCGTTGGTCAAGGTTGTTGAGCTCTACATCAATGCGCTGGCTGTTGAAGTTGAGATATGTACCCCATTGGTTTTCATCTCCGTTAACTGCTGGGAGATAGAGGTTATAGTTGGTGGTTTGTGTTGCCATTAGGTGCTATTCACAAGATGAACAAATCTGAGGTTTGTATCATTCACGCCAATGTGCTCCGCTATTCGTAAATGCGCTTCTCCACCGGAGCTATCTGCTTCACAGGTGATTACAATGAATTTATGAGTCTGGTGGCTTGCAGTATTCCCAGTGTAGTTAGGCCATGACCCAATATAGGGCCGCACAAAAAGTCGTTCGGGTAATGCCAAGTCAGAGTATTGTTGGCTTGGATTTACCCCATTAATCATTGCGTAGAGTTTTAACCAAGTACTATCACTTGTACTGACGTAAGCACTGCCAGAAGAGGTATTGATAGCACTCACATCTTTGTAGCTGGTAGTTGATGCATCGTAGTAGATTCTGCTATCTGTGCCTCCCAAGTAGATGTTGGTAGGCAGTGTCCGATTGCTGTCCTGCACTCCCTCAAACAAGCCTCTAACCTTTTTCCAATTGGCATCACTCGTAGACACATAGGTTGTGCCTGAGCCTATGTTTGCTATTGCGTTGTTGACATAGCTCTGCGTGGCGTAGTTGTAGCCTGCCAGATTGGAGCTCGTCAGATAGCCTCTTGAAGTCACATAGCTCTGAGTGGCATAGCTCGTCAGCACTGTGCTGACATAGCTAGGGGTTGCGTAGGTGTTATTTGCTGTCTGAGTAGTGATGTAGGGGGAAAGAGCTGAGCTCGTGATGTAGCCAGCATTCTCCAGGGCAGTCACTCTCCCAGAAACGCCATTGACGCTCGTGGTAAGAGTGCTGACATTATTGGTAGCCGTATCTGCTGCGTTCTTCGCCTGGGTTGCTGTGGAGCTCACATTCGCTACCGTGGTCACGAGTCCGGTAGTATTGGCATTGCCATTGACGGTGTTCTCCAGAGCTGTCAGCGAGGAAGCGGAGGCCTTGCCTGTCTGCAGTGCAGTCACATCCTGCTGCAGTGTTGCCACTTGACTTTGCAGGGTTGTAATGAGTGCTAGTAAGTCTGCAATGGTTTGTGTGGTGTTGCC